CCAACAGCTCTATTTTGTGCATCTTCACCCATTTGCATGTCCGCAATTGATGCAAAACGCTGTCCTGCTTGTACAACAAAGCCCAAAAGTTGAAATAAAGTTGCACTTGGCTCCTTAAAAGGTAAAATTTGGAATTGATCTTTTATATTTCCACCAGGAGCATCTACATCTCTGAACTCTCCAGGTTGAAAAGGCTGATCATCATCACGAATTCTGATTCCTCTAGACTTAAATCCAGCAGGTAAGTTCGCTAAAGTACCTGCATCAAGTAATTGTCTTAATGCTTGTGTTGCAGATCGAGATAATCCACCGATCATGTGTATTAAACCAAAACCATAAAAGCCTAAACCAGGCAAAAACTTGTAATGAACAAAATATTCTTTTCTTGCATTCGTATCATCGTCCTGATTGTAGTTTCTATAGATAGATAAAATCTGTCCTGAGCCTTCATCAATCGTAACAATGTAAGGAAGTTTTACTTTTTTCTCATTTGTGTCTGATTCAAACTCATCTAAATTGCAATCAACATGCATTTCAAGAATATTATATTGGTATTCTTTTTCTCCTGCAGGTTTTACACCTTCAAGTTCGTTTAATTTATCTTGTATGGCGCTTTTTTCAGGTTGTTTAGGTAAAAGTTCCACATCTCTGTAAAAACCAGCCTTCTGTTGTTTGAGAACATCGTTCTCTGACATCTTCACTATGTGAGTAATTCTTTCACAATCTTTTAAATCTGTTGCATAATAAGGTACAATCAAATCTTCTGCAGGCACAAATTTTGCAACTGCTCTTTGTTTGATTTCATCGAAATAAATTTTTTTGAATGCAGATCCAGCAAGAGGTAAATAAAATAATAATTGATCTGTGTCTGGTGTATATTCCTCCATTTGTTCCATCAACATATAGTTCATGAAATCTTTTACTCTTGTAGCTTGATCTTCTACTTCTTTTGTCTGTGCACCAATGATAGCTGTTCTTACAGGCCCATCACTTGGTAATAATTCTTTATATGCTTGTGCTTGAAATTGAGTTACAGCTTCTGACAAAAGCGGATGGGTAACACCACTTGCACCTTGAAAAGGTCTTGTGTTATTCACATATTTAAATCCTAAAAGATCTAAACCTTGGGTGTAAGCTTGCTCCCAATCCGCCCTTGAAATTTTATCCTTCTTGTAATCAGAAATAAGTTGAGAAGCCATACGACCAAGTACTCGGTCATCCATCTCTTCAGCTAGGTTTCTGTAAAAGTCCTCTTCAGGTTTTTCTTCAGGAAGTTGTTCTTCCTCACCCTCTACTTCTACATCAACCTCTGCTGTTTCAACTTCTTCTTCAGGAAGTTCATTTTGATTTTCTACTTCGGCCATTAATTTAATATAGTTTTGTCGGTTTTAAATTTACTAATTTTCCACCTCTAGCCTTAATCATTTTCCCAGTTTTGGAACCCATAGGAAAACCACTTGCATCTGAAAATGTATTTACACCATAATCACCAGCTAATGTTCCACCCTTTTTAGATGTTGCATTTTTACCAGGACCTAAATTAATATTCTCTTTAAATACTTTTTTAGTAGCTTTGATAGCTTTGTCTTTGAAACTATCTTTTTTTATCTTTTTAGTGATGTAGTTTTTTTTCATGTTGCCGAAGCCAGCTTCTTTGGCTTCGTTAGTGGCAATACTTGCAGCTCTTGCTTTACTTGCTAAAATTTAGCACCAAGGCCAGCTCCAATACCGATTGCTAAGGCTTTTTTAAGTTTTTTACTTGCCATGATATATCTCCTATTGTTATAACAGGTTTATAATATCATGCAAATATATTTACGACTAGACCACCCGTCTGATAAGCTTTAAATGGTTTTGACGCCATTTCTGGGTTCACTTTAATTGCATAAGCTTCAAAGTATAATCTTGGATCTCCCTCTAAAATCTCGACTACATCTCCACCATATCTCTCTTGATATACCTTTGCTTCATCGGCTGTTTTAAAAGCAACCACATGCTCTGTGCCCTCAGATTCTTTTGATAATCCAAATTTTTTATTTGTCCCTACATTGTTTACTATTTTGAATGGTTTTTTAGGATCTGATTTTGCTATCTGTATTGTTCCAACTTCTGAGTTATACTCTCTCGCTAATTTATCCATAGCTGCAGGAATTGTAGCCTTTTTTTTCGGATCAGTTGATACCCTGACTTCAGCGTCTCCCCTAGCTTTAGTATTTGCGCTATAGTTTTTAAACCCAGCTTTACCTGTTCTTGTACCATAGAACTCAATGTCACCTAAATATTTACTTCGCTTTGCATGGTGAAGTCTTTCAACTGGTGCAACAGCTACCCAATCAACACCTTCATCAGCTGCATTCTTGATTGTATTTTTCAAAGCATGTGACCCCCAATTTTCTTTTCCATATAAAGGTAAGAATGGTATTCCTTCTCCTGCTTCTTGTTTTGTAATATTCGAAAGGTTTAAAGAATTTTTTTTCAGTTCTGTAAAATCACTTCTAAGTTTATTAAATTTAAACATATCATCACGTGTTGCATTTACACCTTTGTCAGAAATTAATTTCATATCACTTACAATCTTTTCTAGTTTTCTGTTTGATGAAAAAAACTCTATCTCAGAACCAAAAGCGTTTTTTACTTTCATTCTTGTTGGATCTGTGTTTCTTAATTTTTGTGCGTAGTCAGATTGGATCTCATCGATCATCATAACTTTTTGATTTGGGTTTGTGCCCCCTGATCGTATACTACCTCTGACGTGATAAACTTGGTTTGGTATACCTGAGTAATGATTATTAAAACCACTTGGTAACCTTTGACCCATCGGCAAAGGTTTTGGATAATAAACTACATCTTCAAAATAACTATCACCACCTTTGATTCTGTATTCATTATAACTTCCATACTTAGGAGTAAAACCCTGTGTCTTCATCAGACCAACTTTTCTTCCTATTTCTAATTCTTTACCTTTGGCAAAATTTACAATTCTTGTTACTTCATTAGGATCAATTGCTACGCCAACATTTCTAGCTTTATCTGCAATATTTTTGAATGCTGATATGTCAGCTGCAAATATATTATTGAAGTCATCAATATCTTCCGTTTCAACAACTCTCAGTTTGTTATTAATTCGTGCTCCTATTTTATTTAAAGACTTTTGTGTTGCTGTAGCATCTTTTACAAGTTGTGCAAGAGTTTCAATCTCAGCTTCAGTCTTACCTCTTGAAGGTATTGCTACTACTTTGTTTCTTATATCTGCAAGAGCACTATTCATTTGACCGATAGTGTCCTCAGCTTCATCAACAATTTGTGTATTCATTCTTAGTTTTCTTGTTTTAAGATTATGAACAGGAGACTTTTCAACGATGTACAATAAATCCATTTTTGTTAATGGTATGTTTTTATCTTGCGCAACTTTTAAAAAGCCACCGACTAAATTACCTTGCTTATCAAATTGAGCTATGTTTGCATCCCACAACTCCTCTCGTTTAACTGCTTGTGAAATATTTTTAAAATCAGGGTTTCCTGTTTTAAAAGATCCAGGACCACTAGATTTAAAATCTTTAATCCATTCGCTTGGTTTTCTTGCACCTGCAATCGGGTGTCTTGCAATGTAATCCCAAAGTGAAGATCCAATTCTATTTGTCTTACCACCACGTGATAATGGTTTTGCGTAAGCAATTTTTTTTAATTCATTTGATCTAGCAATTGCTTCTTGTCTAATCTGTTCTTGTTGAGATATTGTTGCAAGCTCTTTTCCTCTATCAACTCTAGTGGGTGCAATTGTAAGAACCTCATCTACCTCATCAACTACTGGCCCCGTGTTCCGTGATACGGGTGCCTTGGGTGTTCTGAGTTTTGCAATTTTACTGATGGCTCTACCGATAGGGTTTCTAAGGGCAAAGGCTCCCGCACCAGTGATCGCGATCCCAGCTAAACCTTTTAAAGCTGATGGATCGTACGGTTCTGTGTAATCTGATTTTACTTTTGGAACTGAAGACGTAGGTTCATCTTCTATTTTTTCTTTTTCAATTAGTTCTCTTAATCCTGACATTTCTAAATAAGATCTTTGATATAATCTCCACCTTTCATAACCTCAGCTTCACCACCTGTTGACATGTAATCTTTTATTTCAGGTGCTGGATCTTTGTAGCCAAGAGTTTTCTTAGCTTGATTAATATCAGATTTTGTAAGTCTATCTTCACCTTTATTTTTTTCTGCAAGTTCATAAACTTGTTTTAATGTTACTTTACCCATAATATTTGTACTCCTTTGGAACTTTATATAATTCTTCTTCATAGTCATTTACCATTTCTATGAAGTTACCCTGACGGTATCTTAACACGGCTTGTGTGGTACTGTCGACAT